ACGTAACTTACGTAAGTACTCTACTTGGTCTTTAGTGGAAGCTCCACGTAACAGAGATTTCTCTGGTGGTGGAACATCAAACTCTTCGGCAGGAACTTGTGGGGGAATATTAATACTCCCTGCGGTAGCTTTAGGTTGTGGGCTACCTCCACCAGCATTGAAGAGCTGAAGAGCTGCTTGTGGACTTGTACGAGACAGTCCTTGCAGTGCTTCGACAGTCATGCCTAATTCAGCAGCTTTGCTAGCGACCACCTCTTGTGTCTTGTCGCCATACTGACTGAATAGTGCATCACTAACTGACTTCTCATTAGATGCAGCAGCTTGCTGTTGTTGTTGCTGTGCTGAGAAGTTCTGAACGAGGTTTATCACATCCTGCTCATTCAGTCCACTAACTTGAGGGGTTGACTCAGGTTGGGCTTGCTGTGCAGTGAGCTTCTCTACGACATCACCTACAGCTTCTCGCTTAGATAGCTCCTCTCTTAATGCTGCAATTTCTGCATCCTTAGACGCAACTTCATTCTTCAACTGAGGAATGAACTGCTGAGAGTGAGCTAAAGCATCTAAAGCTTTAGGTACGCTGTCATATTTCTGCTCTCCATTCTCATTCTTAATCATGCTCAGTTGGTCTACAAAAGCTGATTGTTGAGATGGTTCTTGTTGTACAGGGGTTTCCTGTGCTTGATTACTTTCTTGACTAAATGCATTAGGCTGGTCAGCCATAATATATTTCCTATTTAGATTGTCTTAATGCTTCGCTTACGCTCAGCGAGTAATTAACTAAGAATAGTTATTAATAGTATTATTATAAGTAGTTTTATATTATACTACTATATACTAAAAATTTCAGGTTTTGTCACTAATTATTTTTCTAAAAGGCTAATTATTTCTTCTAAAGCCCTTCGATAACCTATCGCATCTGCTTGAGCATATGCCCAATTTTCATTATTATATTGAACCTTATGAGTTGACATAGCAGTGCTTATTTTATCTTCGCAGATAGTTGTTAGCCTCTCTCTAACTTCAGTAGAAGACTTGAACGCACTCCTGATCCTCTCGTGCTGATCCTCTTCTATGCCTTTAGTCCATGTACTCTTCATATGTCCTCCGTAGGAGCAGTGTCTCTTATCAACGCCTCTTCTTGTGCCATAGCAGCTGTGCTATTAAGCTCTGTCTGCTCATAGATGCCAGCACTAGGCTTAAAGATGTCATAGCCATGCAAACCTGTTATGTCACTGACAAAGTCTGCTAGGTTGGCTGTAGATGTATGAGGCATAATCATCTGGCCTATTGGAGAGTTGAACACTGTCATGACGTTCTGAAGGTCTTGTGACTGTTTAGCAAAGTGTCTAGCCCCAATAGGCCTAACTATGCCATTAGCTACAATGTCCTCTCTAGTGACGCTCAAGAACTCTGTAACACGTAGTTCACTGTCAGTCACTCTGACAACATCAGCTATATCTAGATTACGTCTAGCAGTCTCTAGCATATCGTTAAGAACAGGCTCTAGCAAACCAATCTCAAAGTTAGTGATTTTAGTCTGGAAGATACGGCCTGCTGCTGTAGCCAACTGCATCACTTCTCCAAGGGTTTTCTCTCCGGGGGTACGTATCCCAGCTGCTTCCCTTGGAGCACCAGCATATAGCTCCATACGGTCTTCTATTTGTGCCATCTCACTAGAGGCTGCAAGTATGCCATTCAGGTTCTTGCCAAGCTCTTGTACATCACCATTCTCGTCTATGGCTATCTCTACTCCCGGCCCCCAGACAAACTCTTCCACTTCACCAATTACTTTCAATGGAGGATGAACTGTCAAGTCCATAGCATCAGCTTTCAAGTTCTCAAGGTGGTCTAGTCGATACTGAAGGCCTACAAGGTTGTCTAGTGGCCCCATAGCCCATAGGTTGTCTGGACGGTATCTCCATCCCACATGGCGTATAGGAGCCCCTCCAAACCACGTAGGGATCTCCCCTTCCCTTACAGTACAAGACCGATCTACCACAGTTACTATTCTGTCTGTACGTAGCTCTCCTGTAGTAGAGTCATGGAAGTCCCCAAAGAACTCCAGTATCTCTACATAGTCAGACATGTAATACTCATACATGTTACCAAAGCCATCGGCCTGATAGCCTACAGCCTTGTCAAAGTCTTCTACACTGTACCCACCAGCAAGCTTCTGAATCTCTGCTCGTCGCTGTATCACATCCCCCCAGAACCTCTGATCAGGATCTGTAGCAGCCAGCTTCTTAAGCTCACCAATAGTCTTGATGCTCCTAACAATCTTAAAGGAGTCATCAAAGGAAGAGGCTAGTGGATTGAACACAATGTCCAGAGGACTTATTCTGTGCACCACTGGGCCTACATAATCAGGAACTACTTTGCCATCTGCCATCTCTTTGTAGCGTGACTCAAAGCTAGTTGTAGCGAAAGCATTGCCTGTGTCAATGTAGTCATACAAGAGCTTCTCAAACTCACGTCTGAACTTGCCTTCTCTAACCTTGTTGGACATGTAGCCTTCAATGTTCCTAGCCTTGTCCTTGTGGTTAGACTCCCTGCTGTACGCTTCCCACTTAACCCAGTTGTCATTGGGGAAGAGAGCAGATACATAGTTAGCAAACAAGTTGTCCCTAATCTGACAAAGCTTAGGAATTGTTGTAGAGTTCTTCCAAGGCAAAGAGCTATTAGTTGTAGAGCTTGTATCCGTAGCAAATATGTAATCTCTTAGCTCTTTCCACTCTTCTAACTTATTACGTCTCTGGTTATTAAACGTCTCCCACAGATCAACCACCCAAGCTGCGCTAGCATCTTGACCTGTCGCAGCCTGTATCTCAGCTACCTTTGTGCTCATTTGATTTCCTCTTGTCATAATGCTTCTGGGCAGTGTCTAGTACAACCCACCCATCAAAATAATGCATATTACGAAACCATAGGTGGTTTCTCTTTAAATACTCTCTAGCTTGAATGTAGTTCATTGGTCTCATTTGAAGGAAACTCCACCGAATCTACTATTAGTTTTTATACCACTTCCAAACATATCTGCCATACTATTCCTAGAAGATTGTTTAGGAGCAACTGCTATGTCTACTGCTGATGCTAGAGCATCTTTCATATCATCATGCTGTGGCCTAGCTAATACAAGCTCCTCTTCTAATTGAGGAGTCCAACCACCTTCTATGTGCCACATCTGTAAGTTATCGTACCTATGCTCTAGGGAGGCTCTGATACGCTCTTCCTTACTGCCTTCTCTTGCTGATGGTCTAAACTCATCTATAGGTAAGGTTAGGCCTTCTCTCTTTAAATACTCCTTGATGCCGTTTACAATAACTGTCTGAGCTACTGTAACCTCTGCCCTAAGCTTATTAAAGCCCCACTGTGAGTGTAAGTCCTTAATATGTTTAAAATACTCACTCACCTTGTCAGACTTAAACCTGTCAATATCTAGGACATATATGTTCTTATCACAGTCTATCCCTATCACTACAATAGCTGTGTAGTCAGCATTGTTATTAAGGCTAAATGCAAAGTCTATCGCGGCGTAGATATTAAGTTTAAGACCGTTGTAAGTCCACCTAGAACCATTCTTTTTAAGGAGTCTAGGACTAATGTACTGAAACTTATCTCTGCTAATTCTTTCAGAGCCCGGGTCATTTGGGTCATTATAATACTGAGCATAGAACTGTATCCTGTCAACATACTCTGCCTTGATACGAGCAAGAGTCTTCTGATCAAACCCAAAAGCCTTACCATCTTCCCTCACAGCTCTCGGCCAAGTAAATATCCCATCTTGCTCTACAACATACTCTTTGATAGACCATACCTTAGTCTTGCCAATAAAATCTCCTTCATCATTGAAGTCGTCAAAGGCTTGTTCTTTCCAAGTGTCATAGATGTCTCGTGGGTGATAACGTGTACCACAAGCCATAGTGAAGCCACCAGCGTTACGTATAGAAGTGAACTGGGAAGCTTTCTTAGCAACAGACTCTCGTCCATCTTCTGTATAGGCATTCTCAGGAACTACTAAGTCATCAGCTACAACTATGTCAGCGTGCCAACCAGTTGTGTTGGTTGTTAACCCTGCTGTAGCTATCGTAGCATCTCGTATGCCTTCCTCCTTACGCCTAACATGGTCTACTGACATCTTCATGGCAGACCACTTCTCACGCTTTCCCTCCTGTGGATTAACATACTCAGGAAAGAACCTCATGTAAGTAGCACTGCCCAAGATGTTCTGTATAGCATAGAGCTGCGTCTGAGCAAGTTCTGATGTTGCTGATACATAGAGCATGGTAACTTCTGGGTGCCTAGTGATTATCCAAGCACACCAAGTAGCTACCATATGGGACTTAAGATGAGCACGAGGGAGCATGATTAGTTTATTACTCGTTGCCTCACTGCCTTGACCGAAGAGTGTATAGTCTTGCATCCAGCGAAAGATATCTTCATGGACGCTACCATACATATAGCCTTTGTTAACAAGCCTAGCAAAGAAAGAGAGATCAGCCATAGCCCTCTCTCTAACTTCCTTCGCCTGTTGAGGCATCTTCTTCCGCTTTATCTTGGCATCGTGTAGCCAATCATCATCCTGCTCATACATATTAGTCCCTCATAAGTGTTAATACTTTCTTCCTAGGCTAAAAGTTAACTTAGGA